ACGACAGGAAATATGCACCTGGTTTCATTTTTTTGAATAATAATTTAGATAACTCTAAATAAAAATCATATAAATTTTTGACCTGCGATTTATCAAATTTCATACCTTTTGGTAAATGTGTAATATGACTATTTTTAACATCATTATTTACTTCACTTGAAGACCATTTACTATCAAGTTTATCAATAAAATATGGAGGATCTGTTATTACACAATCAATACTATTATCTTCTAATTTATTTAGTTCAACCATGCAATCAGCATTTATAATTAATATTCCGTCATTACAAGATGTACTATTTATTTCATTTTTTAAAATATGTTTTTTATCTATATTTTTATCATGCGTAGTTGAACTTTCTAATTGTTGTGTTTTACTATTAATTAATTCAATTAATTCATCTTTATTTTTAGATTTACACTTAATATATCCTAGTTCGTTACACTTTTTTAAAAGTTCTAACTTAGATAAGTTGGTTAAATCCATTTTCTATAAGTGTAGGTTATTTATTAATATTGTATTCAATTTTAATAAATAAAACATAATAAAAAATAACACTATAAAAAATAACGCTATAAAAAAATCATATATTATGCTATTATGTAGTTTTGTTATAATACTTCATTAAACATACATACCATATGGAATGTCTTTTGTTGAACCTTTATTAATTAAATCATCAATCATTTGCTTGGTTAAAATACATGGAAAAGTAATCTTATTTTTTAATTTTAAACCTTCGCTATTTTCAAATAAATTTATATCAGGTTTCATTAATCTATATAAATTTAGTTTCTTATAAACAATTTCTAAGCATCGTTTTAGATTACGAACGCCATCCTCTTTTTCTGTAAAATCATTAATAATGTATTCTAATATTTCATCGCTAAAAACAATAGACTCGCTAGTAAATTTAATTTCATCTCTAATTTTTGGTAATAAATAGTCCTTAGCAATAATCAATTTATCTTTGGTTTTGTATCCCTTTGTCTCAATTTTATACATTCTATCTTTTAAAATAGGATTTACCAGTGCTTCATCATTATAACTGAAAATGAATAAGGCTTTTGACATATTAATACTAATTTCTGAAAAATATTTATCACTAAACTTAGTATTTTGTGTGCTATCCGTTAAGTGCGTTAATACACCAGTAATTTCTTGTCCTTTAAAAGAGTCGCTTAATTTATCTAATTCATCAAATAAAATAATTGGATTCATACATCCACATTGAATTAATATATCAATAATTTTTCCATGCTTACTGCCTTCATATGTATAATCAAATCCATCTAAAAATCCTGAATCACCACAACCACCTAATGCAACAAGTGCAAAAGGTCTATTTAAAATTTTACTAATGCCTTCTTTAATTAATGTGGTTTTTCCAGTTCCAGGAGGACCCTTAATTGCAATAGCACAACCAACAGCATTTGGATTCACTAACCATAGACCAATCATTTGCATAATTTGTATTTTAGCATCTTCTAGTCCATAAGTAACACTATCTAATATTTTTTTAGAATTTTCCATAAAATCATGACATTGTTCAATACCATCCGCAAAACTAATTGGCAAATTATTATATTTATTAAATGGAATCTTTAAAAAGGCATCCACCCATGATTTAATTTTATAATATTCACTATTCCCGTAGTTCCCCATTGAACGCATTGTATTAATTTTTCTTAAAGCACACGCCTTATATTGATCTGGAATATCAAGGTCAACTAAATGAAGCAAATAAGGTTTGCTAATATTTGTTAGTTCTTTAAGTTTTTCTAATTTAGCAATGGCTTCTAACTGTAAATTTGCAGATAAGCATTTTTTGAAATATTCTGACTCTTTTTCTTCATTATTTAAAATTTTTTCAAATTTTTTATAATTTTTATTAGATATTTTTTGTGGTGCCGGAACATTAGTATCTTCATTATTCATAGTAATATTTTCTTTTTTTACATTTTTATTTTTTTTACTTTTATTCTTGTGTTTTTCTTGCTCATTAGTATCGTCTTCATCATCTTCATTATCTTCATTATCTTCATCATCTTCATTATCTTCATTATTTTCATCATCTTCCTCGTTGTGATATTTATTTTTGACATAATACATTGTAGGTAATAATGAATTACCTAACATTTGGTCTGAATTATTACTCTCATTATTATAAATGGTGTTTGTACCTTTCTTTAAATTCAAAATAATATTAATATTTTTATCAGAACCATTAATATTGTCAAACATTTTTTTAAATCCGTGTGTTAATAAACTTTTTTCATATTTAGCATCATCATCATAATCATTATCATCATTATTATCATCATCAGTTTTGATATTGTTTTCATCATCTAAATAATTATAATTAGTTAGTTTTTTTTTCTTAGAAATTTTTCTAGATTTTTTAATAATCTTATTATTAAATGAATTGGTTGAATTACAAGGGCTAGTTACGAATTTACTATCAGACTTTTTATGACGCTTGTTTGAAAATTCTTTATTAGTAATGGTTTTTTTTATTTCATCAATATATTTATTTTTACTATAATTTGATGGGTATAACTCGCTTAAAAATTTGTAATAGCTACATTTATTTAATTTTGTAGCATTTTTTTTCTTATTTGGAAAATTTTTTTCAGAATCATCAGAATCACTGGATTCAGAAGTACTATTATTATCTTTAGAACTAGAACTATTTATATCATCATCATCATCATCATTAACAGTTATATAAGGAACAAGACAACGACCGCGGTTACGGCCACGATAACTATCATCCTCATAATCATCATCAGCGTCATCATCATTATTATCTCCAATGTAAAGGAACGGAGTAAGAGCACCTGATTTAATTCTAGTATTATATTTATGGGGCATAATAATTATAGTATTTATAAATATTAAAATTATAATCATTATATTCAATTTTAATATTTATAAAATCAAAATATTTATAAAATAAAAATATTCAAAAAAATTAAATAAAAACTATAAAAAGCATTATAAAATTTAAAATTGAATAAATATTATTTAAATATTATTTAACTATTATAAAAGAATGACCGATTTTGAAAATAAGAAACCATCTAAAATCATCGGTATTCAATTTAGTATTTTAAGTCCTCATGAAATACAGAAGGGTTCCGTTGTAGAAATCACAAATAGGGATACTCATATAAATAATAAACCAGTTTTAGGCGGATTATTTGACCCACGAATGGGAGTTTTAGATCCAGGAATGATTTGCCCAACAGATGGTTTAGACTATGTTCAAACGCCTGGTTATTTTGGACATATTAATTTATCTCGACCTGTATATTATATTCAATATTTATCAACAATTATGAAAATATGCCGATGCGTGTGTATTAAATGTAGCAAACTTTTAATTGATAAAGAAAAATACAATTATTTACTGAAATTAAATGCAGAAACACGATGGAATAAAGTTTTTGCGTTAGCGAGTAAAAAACATCGTTGCGGTGAAGATTCACATAATGGGTGTGGTTGTTTACAACCAAAAATTAGAAAAGAAGGTTTAGCAACAATTATTGCTGAATGGAATGATAAAGAAGAGGAATTTAATAATTATGATTTTAAAAAAGAAGATACAAAAATGACTATGAAAGTTATTCCAGAAATGATGCTGAAAATTTTTAAAAAAATATCAGATGAAGACGTCAATTTTATGGGATTTAGTCCAATTTGGTCGCGTCCTGAATGGATGGTGTGCCAAGTTTTAGCAGTTCCTCCACCACAAGTAAGACCATCCATTAAACACGACGCACAACAACGAAGTGAAGATGATTTAACACATATTATTATTAATATTGTGAAAGCGAATAAAATGTTACAAGAAAAAATAGAGCAAAATTCGGCATCAAATGTGATAGATGATTGGACCACAGTTTTACAATACTATATTGCTACATTAGTAGATAATAAAATACCAGGTGTAGCAGCAGTTGCTCAAAGATCGGGGCGTCCATTAAAAGCAATTAAAGAAAGACTAAATGGTAAAAGCGGTCGAGTTAGGGGTAATTTAATGGGAAAACGTGTTGATTTTAGTGCTCGTTCAGTTATTACACCAGATCCAAATTTATCCATTAGTCAATTAGGTGTGCCATTAAAAGTTGCCAAGAATTTAACAAAACCGATTATTGTTACATCTAAAAATAAAAATTATTTGCGTAAATTAATTTTGAATGGTCCTGATGTGCATCCAGGAGCAAAAATTTATGAACGAAAAAACGGCGATTGCATCAGCTTACGGTATGTTGACCGTGATTCAATCAACTTAGAAATAGGTGATATTGTTCATCGTCATATGTTAGACGGCGATGCGGTGCTTTTTAATCGCCAACCAACTCTTCACAGAATGTCTATGATGTGTCATATTGCTAAAATTATGTATAAAGGCGACACTTTTAGAATGAATGTTGCTGATACTAAACCATATAATGCCGATTTTGATGGTGATGAAATGAATTTACATATGCCACAAGATGATGAGTCAGAAATTGAACTTAAAACCTTGGCAGCTGTTAAATATCAAATTATTAGTCCAGCAAATAATAAATCTATTGTCGGTATTTTTCAAGACTCATTGTTGAGCAGTTATTTATTTACACGTGAATCTATTGATTTCAATTCACGCACAGCAATGAACTTAATGGCACATCTAAAAACTATTGATTTAAAAAAAATAAATTTTGATGAACAAGTTCAAACGAGTTTTTCATTATTAAGTCAAATTATTCCAAATATTACTTTAAAATATAAAACGAAGCAATATAGCGAAAGCGAAGATTATAGCAAATCAAATAATGTACTAGAAATTAATAGAGGAAATATTAAGCGCGGTCATATTGAAAAAAGTATTTTAGGTGATACAACTCGTGGAATAATTCATAGAATTTATAACGATTATGATGTAGATGCTGCTTGTAATTTTATCAATAATTTGCAAGATATTGTAACAGAATATATGAAGGTTCATGGTTATAGTGTAGGCATTAGCGATCTAATTGCTGATAAAGAAACAAATGATAAAATTAATGAAACAATTAATAAAAAAAAAATAGAAGTTAAGTCTTTAATAGATGAAACACATTTAGGTATTTTTGATAATAAAACAGGGCGCTCAAATGTTGAAGAATTTGAAACACGTATTAATAATATTTTAAACAAGGCCTCTTTTGAAGCAGGCAAATTAGGTCGCCAAAATTTAAATAGCACAAATCGTTTTGTTATTATGGTAAATGCAGGTTCTAAAGGTAGCGATTTAAATATCTCACAAATGATTTCTTGCTTAGGGCAACAAAACGTAGATGGAAAACGAATTCCATATGGATTTGAAGATAGAACATTACCACATTATACTAAGTATGATGATTCTCCAAATGCTCGAGGATTTGTGGAAAATTCGTTTATTGGTGGGTTAAATCCAGACGAATTATTCTTCCATGCTATGGGTGGTCGTGTGGGTTTAATTGATACAGCGTGTAAAACCAGTCAAACTGGATATATTCAGCGTCGATTGATTAAAGGTTTAGAAGATTTAATGGTTCATTATGATATGACTGTTCGCAATAATAAGAATAAAATTATTCAATATAGTTATGGTAATGATAATTTTGATCCTGTAAGAGTTGAATCGCAACAAGTTCCATTTGTAAATATGACCATTGAAGAGATTTATGGTCATTATCAAATGCCAAATGATTATTCTAAAGATTCGCTTTATGGCACATTATATACAAAACAAGCCTATAGTAAATTTAAAAGGCAAAAAACAGAATTAGATAAAAAGTGTAAATTTTATATTGATTTTATACTTAAGGCGCGTGATGATGTAATTGAAAAAATATTTAATCGACTTTATAAACCATCGGTAAATGTGCCAGTATCATTTACTCATATTATTAATAATATTGCTGGCAACCAAGAAGAAAATGTAATCATAGATATTACACCGTTAGAAGTTTTTGAAATTATTGAAGCTAATTTTGAAAAATTAAATATGTTAAACTATTGTAAGCCAAATGAATTATTTAAAGTGTTATACTATTATTATTTAAGTCCAAAAGAATTATTAATGCACAAGCGATTAACTCGTAAATCAGTTGACCTTTTAATAACATTAATAAATAATGCATATAAAAAAGCACTAGTAGCACCGGGAGAAATGGTTGGTATGATTGCTGCACAAAGTATTGGAGAACCTACAACACAATTAACTTTAAATACATTTCATTTTGCTGGTGTTGCTTCTAAATCTAATGTAACTCGTGGTGTTCCTCGCATTGAGGAAATATTATCATTAAGTGATAATCCCAAGAGTTTATCATGCACAATTTATTTGAATAAATTGTCATGCTACGACCAACATAAAGCAAAAGAATATATTTCTAAAATAGAAAATACTAAATTACGCTCGCTAGTTGAATCTATTGAGATTTGCTTTGACCCCGATGATTTAAACACATTGATGAGCGAAGATGTTGAGCTAATGAAAGAATATAATGAATTTGAGAAACTACTAGATGATTGTAATTCTAGTTATGACACCAGTAAAGATAAATCAAAATGGATTATTAGAATGTATATGAATAAAATAGAGATGTTAGATAAAAACATCACAATGGATGACCTACATTTTGCATTAATGAATAGTTATAGTAATTTGACTTGTATGTATACTGATTATAATTCAGAAAAATTGATTTTCCGAATTCGTATTAATAAAAATATTCAATTATTAAAGAAAAAGAAAAATAAAAATGTTTTAGAATCACTTGATCAAAGCGATGAAATATATTTATTAAGAAACTTACAAGAAGAATTGTTAGATAATCTAATTTTACGCGGAGTAAAAAATATTGATAAAGTAACATTACGTAAAATTACAGACAATTTTGAGGAAATTGATACAAAATATATTAAAAAAGATTTGTGGGTATTAGATACTGTAGGCAGTAATTTATTAGATATTTTAGCACTCGATTTTGTAGATAAAACGCGAACTACTTCAAACCATATTATAGAAATTTATGACACATTTGGTATTGAGGCGGCCAGACAAAGTATATTTGATGAATTTTCAGAGGTTATTGAGTTTGATAGCACATATATTAACTACCATCATTTAATTATGTTAGCAGATAGGATGACTTGCAACGATAAGATGGTTTCAATTTTTAGGCACGGTATTAACAATGATGATATTGGTGCTATTGCCAAGGCTTCTTTTGAAGAAACTCCTGAAATGTTTTTAAAAGCAGCAAAACATGGCGAATTAGACAATATGAAAGGTGTATCAGCAAATATTATGTGCGGACAAGAAGGATATTATGGAACCAATTGTTTCAAGGTATTAATTGATAATGACTTCTTGATGTCTATTAAACCACAAGCACCCACCACAGAGTCAATTGATGATGATAACGACGAACAATCATTATTAAATCAAATAAGTAGTGAAACTCCTAATGAGTGTAGCACAAACAATTTATTAATTGAATCTAGTGTTGCTTCTATTAAGAATATTAATAATGGAACAAGCGACGATTACGAATTGGATTTTTAGATAGTTAGTTTAATAAAAGTTTAATAAACATTATAATAATAAATATTTTTTATTATTATTATATTTACAATAAAACAGTATTATATTTTTTCACATAATCCGGTTTTTTTATTTTTACGAGTTCCGTTAGGACAACGTTTTGATTTTTTTGTTTGTTCAGAATAAGCAACTTCTGGTTCAGCAACTTCTGGTTCAGCAACTTTTGGTTCAGCAACTTCTGGTTCAGCAACTTTTGGTTTGGCAACTTTTGGTTCAGCAACTTTTGGTTCAGCAACTTTTGGTTCAGCAAC